AGAAGCGAAGAGGTTTTTTGTAAAGGCCATTCGACCATAAAAAACTTTTCTATGAAGAAAAAACAATAGTGATTCAAGCGATCAGGAATATGTGATGGCATAGATTGAATATTGTGATTTCGGGATTTTTCGTAACAATCACATAAAATCTTTATAAATCATAAAGCAAAAAAAGACCGAATACTATTTTCGGCCTTAAATTTCATATAGTTACGCTCTACAATGGCGATGAAATGGCTATCCAATGCTTGGAGCACTTACTATTCTAAAATATCTATAGCTTTGATCTTTTGAATTGTGGCAACAATCTCATCAGGATTGCAGTTTGATGCATCGATTTCTTTTATTTTATCTCCATCAAAAACAATCCGCACTTTCTTACCACGATTAACAAAAGCTACTATTACACCTGCCACTCCGCCGATAAGAGCAGTCGCTATCGGTAACGCAATATTTATGTAATCAAGATTACCAACAGAAAAACATAAAGGACCCCTCTCATTTTTTTGCCCTAACTTATCGAGTTCATCCTTAATTTCGTCTATAATATTCCATCTTGCCCGACAATGGATTGATTCAATGAAGTTATTCATTTTTACTGATAAACTCCCTTTTATTAAAAGATTTAAATTTGCCACTGTGTTTTTTAACAGTGGATTAACCATTCTCACCGGAAAAAATCTTTCTTTTTCATTTCAAACAACACCGACTGAGAATATTAGCTACTTTGGCGCAGACGTGTACCAGCAAAATCTTCCATCTAATGAAACCATTGTATTACTCTCCACTGACGACAAAGTCATTCAAAACACTCGGTAAGGTTTTTTATATCATAAAACATGAAAAAGCAGAATTACATTATTCATTAAGTTTAACGCCTTAAAAAATAAAATGGCAACGACTCTCAAGCAAACCAAATAATTAATGAATGATTTCCACCACTCACCATTCTTCATAGTTTGTGGCAAACATATGATTTTTTCCGTCTATATAACAGCTCTGTTTATACCAATTGTGATTAGTTCTAATTTCAAAATGATATATATCTCTATCTATAGAGCCGGATATAGAAGCATATAATGTGACAACCGTTTTTACATGTAATAATGGATAGGCGTCTTTGAGATAAACAACCTCATATTCTTTATTATCAAGAGCAGGACTCCACCTATAATCGACTCTAACTTCCTTTTTAAATCCGAGCTGATTCAAAATAAAATTTGGATGATGAATGGTTTTAGTAATTATTAATGCGCGAATTATAGCCGCGGTAGAGCTTGGATTGTAAAATGCAAGTTTAACAATGAAATTACCATCCTGTTGCTTACTTTCAATAAAATCAAGGCTGGTTGAATTGCTTTTTGAGCTTTTAAGACCTATCAAGTAATTACTTCTCTGTAACCTACTATTTTTTAGGTGTACACCCACCATAAATATAGCAACCAAAGCATTTATTAATAATAATATATCCTTGAAACCTTCGAAATGCATCATACCTCCTTATACAATAATACAAACTATAAGATTAACCCTCTATCAAATCTAACTTTGACAGAATATCTATAGCCAATGTTTTAATCGATAAGTAATCATATTTGTTGATATGAGCAGCTTTTTTAGGTATCCAGTATCTGCCATGAGCTAGCCAGTTTCGATAATCAATAGCGTTAATTAACTCATTTATTTCTTTTTGATTGCCGTTTGTATTTTTTTTCCGTAAATATAGAAGATCATCAACTAGAGATGCTTTATTCTGCTTCTTCCTGTGTAACTGCCTAAAATCCCTTGATAAATTATCCTTGAATCTTGCTTTAACTCTATGAATATAATCAATTTTGATTCTTGCCTCTAGCGCTGCCAATAACTCTAACGAGCACATTCTCTCTAACATTAATTGCTTTTCTTTTATTTCTTTTTCAATTTCGTCTTTTGTAAGACCAATTAACCTTGCAGGGATCACCATATCTATTGATGATGTTGAATAAAAATCATATAACGCATCATTGCTAACCACAAAGTAATTTTCAACTTCCTCTATAGAACTGTGCTCATCAGATAAAGAAACACCACTCATTTCTAAACCCCCATAACTTCCATCAAAGCAGAACTAAAATTATCTTCATTAAATTCATCGAATTGAATTCTATTTGTACCACGCCGAACCATTTTCCAGGTCCATTCAACTTCCTTTTTTTCTTCTTTAGCAGCTTTGCTTTCTCTTGTACCGTTAATATTGCTAACTTTAACAGTCACCTTTATTCCTGAACTATCTTTATCAGCTAGCAAGAACTGCACTTTTCCTACACTCCCCTCCATATCAATTCTGCCTTTAGTACCTATTAATAAGGTTCCTATAGGAATAAGCACTACTTCTTTACTCGCTAGCTTGATTAACATTTTGTTTAAAGTGTACGTTCCAATGTAATCTTCAACAAGATGAATTTCTTCGAACTTAATATTTACTTCTCCTTCATCTATCAAAGGCTGAAGCCAAAGCTGCACATTGGAGTAGAAAGAGTTAACATACTCAAGCCATTCGCTTTTTTGCTTATCCCAATCTATTTTCTCTTCGACTTCCTTTATTTTTTCATTTTCTTTTTTCAGAAAACTCTTCAGTTCCTTAATACTCATGATTCGCTCCTAATAATATTAATAAAACCCTATAAATTATAGACAACTACATTAAGTGTAAATATAAATCCATAAAGATACATATTTTCTCATCAAAAATTGAAATCTAGTGTTAACATAACCTTACCTACAGTATCTACCTCATCAGATCTGCAAGTAAAGTTAGATCCTTGGTTAGTCACACTGATCTTACGTCCGGGTAAAAGATTAATATCATAAACATCATATCTATCGTCAATGCCGAGTACCCAACGACCATTACTAATCCCTAAGATACTTACATCAACAATCCACGCACCGGAACTACTTGAAATCAAAACAGGTTCATTCAGTTTATGGGTTACAAAACTCAAATCGACGCTCCAGCTCCCTGCATCCTGTAAAACCCCAGCAGCAAGGTTCTTGCGCGGGATAGCAAAATTACTATCCTTATCTGAGCCAAAGCTACTATGACTTCCCTTACCTGTTGCCAACCACTCTAAAGAGGCGCCAGTATCAAGTGCGCAAGTTACAACGACCTCACCGGGAAAATGATTCCTGCGCACCCAGGTGCTTACAGTACCTGATGAAATACCTAACAGCTCACAAAGCTGCTTTTGCATCTTAAAGCCATAAGCATCCATGATACGGCGTAACACAGGCTTACCGCCGTTAGAGATAATCTCTTTGTAAAGATCACCCCCTACAAATTGACCAACGCCAGCATAATTTGCATTTGCAAGCTCACCAGTAACCAACCATCGAAGATCGACGCCGGTATCCAGCGCACATTTGATAATGGCATTGCCTGGAACGCTGTCTCTTTGTGTCCAACCACTGATATTGTTTGGTGGGATTTCAAGCGCGAATGCAAGATCTTTTTGAGTATTGACCCCATAAGAGGACATGAGTCTTTCGAGAATCTGAGCACTGCCGCCCTTCTCTTCAATCATAAAAACACCAATAAGTGATAAATAATCATTTACCAAATCGCGTTTACGATCTAAAGTGCACTCACACCACATGAGACACCATAGAACAAAAACGACCACGAGGAGATACTGCGTTATGCATACTGAAAATGCAAACAGTCAGAACGCATTTGACTTAGTTCAATCTCAAGATTTTATTGCCAATGTCGCAGCGATTTTGATGCCAGCCATCAGCGAAGCAGTGAATGACGCTGTAAACAAAGCCGTAACGCTGGCCACATCCCCAACGATGTCTAAGCAGGACTTTGCTGCAGCCAACCGCATAAGCCTATCAGTGCTGGAGAAATGGATTGCTAACGGTGTTGTGCTACTCGCTCCTACCCCATCTTTCACCTACACGCAGAACCGCACCAATCGTAAGACCGGCGAAGTGGTAGAAACCACCATGACCAAACATGGTAATCCACTTATCAATGTTGCCGCATGGCGTGAGAAGAACCGCCAACAAGCAATCAAATGCCGCTACATCAAACCATAACTTGATTTTGCAAGTTAAGAAGGATCTGAGCATGTTTGATTTCAAGGTTTCTACCCATACCCATTACGACGATGCCTGTCGTAAATTCGCGTTAGCTCACAACATGGAAGACGTCGCTAAGCAGTCCGGCATGCGTGCGCAAACGCTGCGTAATAAACTGAATCCAGACCAGCCACATCAGCTTACCGTCTTAGAAGTTTTAGCACTTACCGATGTCACTGAGGATGCAACGTTAGTTGATGGCCTGCTGGCGCAAATCCAGTGCCTCCCCTGCGTGCCGGTAAACGAAGTCGCAGATGAAAAATTCCCTCTGTATGTCATGAAAGCCACCGCAGAAGTAGGCCAGTTAGCAGCTGGGGCAATCTCTACAGATCCTATGACAGCCAACTGTAAACGTGGCCTTCTGCAAAACGTTAATAGCGGTATTCGCTGTTTAACACTGGCCGCAATGGCGGTACAGGCGCGTATTCAGGCTAACCCAGCACTGTCCTCAACCGTTGACGCCATCAGCGGGCTGGGTGCTTCGATTGGTATCAGCTGAGGCCGCAAGATAATTTCATTTGCAGCACACCTCAAGCGTCAGAGTCCGTCAATGTCATACGGCAATGGCTGGATTATGGGGGAGAAAGGCAGGCGCTGGCATCCGGTATTAAGCCAGCAGGTACAGGCAAAAGAGCAAAGAGGTAAATCATGGCTATCGAAGGCGATTCAATGCTGGTCGAGCTTACTGCCGGTCAGAGGGTTACGGCGCTGAATCACGTTGCATTAATTCGAGCGCAACTGATGGGCGGCAACTGTGAAAAAGATATGGCTCGCTTTTTCTCTGAAATGCACGATGTGACAGACAGTAATTACCAGGACAATAAGCGCGCTCTGAGCGCAATTCTTTTCCTGGCTAACATCGGTAAAGACAGGCACGACGCTGAATTTAGTGAACTGACTATTGATGAACGAAAGGCGCTTATTTTTGCAATGAATCATTTAAAAGCAATCGTGAGTTTATTTCCAAAGCGAATGACCCTTTCTAACTAAATAACCCGATGCAAATAAATGGCGTTAACCCGCCGGGCATTCTTTTGCCCAAATTCAGGAGAAAGACAAATGCGAAATATACAGACCCGTAATTTTAAAGCTGATGACGATGCGCTTAGCGCCATGCTGAGTAAGGCCAAAACTGAGCAGCGTTCTGATGATGCGCTGTCGGTTTCAATCCGCCTGGCTGCACTGGCAATCCATGCCCGCCAAAAAGAAATGTCTGCAGTAGAAATTATCGAATTGCTGGACAAAGAGGCCGAGCGCTTTGAGAACCAAGCACAGGAGCTGCACTAATGGCTGACTCAATGGACATGGCGCAAGCGCGCGCCGATGAGCTGCTGGCACGTAATATCGCCAGCGTGGTTAACCGTCCGGTCAGCGTAGCGGCTTCATTCTGTGAAGACTGCGATGCGCCAATCCCGGAACAGCGCCGCCGCGCCGTGTGTGGCGTAACTCGCTGTGTCAGCTGTCAGGACGTGGCCGAAATGCGCACCAAAGTATCAAAAGGCAGTGCTGCATGAACACTATTCTGAAGTGGGCGGGCAACAAGTCCCGTGTAATGCCGGAACTGCTGGCGCACCTGCCTGAAGGTGATCGCCTGGTCGAACCCTTCGCCGGTTCCTGCGCAGTAATGATGAACACCGATTACCCTGCCTATCTGGTTGCGGATATAAACCCTGACCTCATTAATCTCTATCGCCAGATAAAAGAGCACACCCGCCCGTTTATCGTTATGGCGGTTAGCCTCTTTAATCAGAACACAACCGGCGAAAGTTATTACGCTGTGCGTGAAGCATTTAATCACAACCCTGCACTACCTCTTCTTGAGCGCGCCGCTTATTTCCTGTACCTGAACCGCAATGGATATCGCGGTCTTTGCCGTTACAACAAGCGCGGCGAATTTAATATCCCGTTTGGTAACTACTCGGAGCCATATTTCCCTCTGCGTGAGATTGAGGCATTTGCAGAGAAAGCCCAGCACGCGACGTTTATCTGTGCCGACTTCCGGGAAACGCTGCGCCTCGCTAAATCCGGGGATGTTGTGTATTGCGATCCGCCCTATGACGGTACATTCGCGGAATATCACTCTGCAGGTTTTGGCAAAGATGAGCATCACGATCTGGTCAGCATGTTGCTCGACATCTCGGAACGCTGCCCTGTTGTGGTTTCAAATAGCGACACCCTTTGCACCCGCAGCATCCTGCGCGCTTTCGACATCACCAGAATCAGCGTAGCCCGTTCGGTTGGCGTAGCTGCAGGTGAAGGAAAGCGCGCATCAGAAATCATTGCGGTACGTCAGCCTAAATCCACCGTCATTTTTACTGGCTTCGATATGGCAGCTGGGCCGGACTGCTCTATAAAAGTAGAGGTGCAGCCATGATCGATACGCGTTGCTTCGCCCCCGGTGTTATGAATCTTGTTACCGTGTCTGGAGGTAAAGACAGCCTTGCTCAGTGGCTGCTGGCTATCGAATCCGGAGTGACATTCGAGGCGGCTTTTGCAGACACCGGACATGAACATCCCGAAACCGTTAAATATCTGGAATACCTTGAAAGCAAACTCGGTCCATTGCGCCGTGTCAGGTCTGACTTCTCACAGCGTATAGCTGACAAGAGAACGTTCGTAAAAGATAAGTGGCCAGTTACCCTGGTCAGAGATTTAGGATTCACAGAGGAAGAGGCGACCCTGATAGTGCGTCGCGCTCTGAATGCCCTAAAACCTACCGGCATTCCTTTTCTTGATATGTGCATCTGGAAAGGCACATTTCCTTCCACCCAGCGCAAGTTCTGCTCTTTCGAGCTTAAACAGATCCCTATGCAGGAGCAGGTTGTAGACAAGCTGATTGCAGAAGGTAAGCGCGTCATCACGTGGCAGGGAGTTCGCGCTCAGGAATCCGCAAAACGTGCAGAGCTTCCTGAGTGGGAAGCAGGGTTTGATCTCGGGCCGGGACTGTCGATTTACAGGCCGATCCTTCAATGGACGCATGATGACGTTTTTGCGCTGGCCAGGCGTCACGGTATCAAGCCAAACCCTCTTTATCAGCAGGGGTGCAGCCGTGTCGGTTGCATGCCATGCGTTAACGTAAACAAAGCTGAACTCGGGGAAATCTTTACCCGCTGGCCTGAAGAAGTAAGCCGGGTTGCTGAATGGGAACGGATTGTTGCCCGATGCTCACGCCGTGGAAACGCAGCATTTTTCCATTCAGGAATGGATCCCGTTAAAGCAGAAACAAACGGCAGCAAAGTATCCCTCGCCTCACACGGCATTGAAACCTATCGCGACTGGGCGCTGACAACGCGCGGCGGACGTCAGTTTGACATGCTTGCAGCTATGGATAACAAGTCCGTCTGCAGCAGCGTCTATCTGGGGGTTTGCGAGTGATTCAGGAATACGCTTACCTGTGGAATGCTCCACGGGAAGCCATCGCCAGCCCATACCCTACCTATGAGGAAATGCGCAGCCGCAGTCAGATGATTGCGGCTTTAGTGCGTGCGCAAGAGTTACTTGAAAAGCAGCTGACACTTATCCAGCTAGACGTTAAACGCCGCGTCAGCGAGCTGGAAAAAACACAGGGTATTGATCGTGCCAATGCGTACTTAACGAAAACTTTCGTTGAGCGCACATTGCCACGCGTTGAAACCGTTAACGCTCAATATCGCCTCGGTGAAATGAGTCACGGCACGTTTAACCTGCTGGCAGGCAATGCCACTAAACAGGCAGGCGCGGCCAGCGCGGGCGGCACTCTTTGGGAGCTGATGCGCCGCTTTAACCGCCTGCCGGATATGGCTCGCGCCGACGTCGATTTGCTTGCCGGGGATGTAGCTAATTTCATTCTCGCCGAGCTGGTACAGGCACACGCGCAGGCCAGCTACGAGTCAGATTATAAATACACGCACCGCGTTTACATGACCGCCGCCGCCATCACCCGCGAGCTGAGCCAGACGCCGCCATTATGGGATAAAGTCACGTCCCGGCTGTTTGACCCGGAGGAAGTTACCCCGGCGATCATGCGTATGCAGACGGAAAAATGGTGGAAAGGCCGACTGCGCCGCGTGGCTGCATCATGGCGTGAACACCTTCAGATCGCTCTGGCTAACGTCAGCAAAAAGCATACCCCCTACGCCAGCAGCATGGCCGTTTCAGAGTGGCGCGAGCAGAAGCGCCGCACCCGTGAATTTCTGAAAGGAATGGAGCTGGAAGACGAGGAAGGCAACCGCATTAGCCTGATCGAGAAATACGACGGCAGCGTGGCCAACCCGGCGATCCGCCGCTGCGAGCTGATGACCCGCATTCGTGGCTTCGAAAGCATCTGCAATGAAATGGGCTTTATCGGCGAGTTCTATACGCTTACCGCCCCGGCGCGCTATCACGCCACAATCAAAACCGGGCATCGCAACCGTAAATGGAACGGTTTCAGCCCGGCCGACACTCAGCGTTATCTCTGCAGTGTCTGGCAGAAAATTCGCGCCAAGCTGCACCGCGAAGAAATCCGCATCTTCGGGATCCGCGTTGCCGAACCTCATCACGATGCAACCCCGCACTGGCACATGCTCATGTTTATGCGCCCGGAGCAGGCTGAACGCGTGCGCGAGATTATGCGCGACTACGCCTGGCAGGAAGACGGCAGCGAGCTGACAACCGGCAAGGCCCGTAAGGCCCGTTTTCACGCCGAGGCTATAGACCCGGAGAAAGGCAGCGCGACGGGTTACGTTGCTAAATACATTTCCAAAAATATTGATGGTTATGCGCTAGATGGCGAGACAGATGACGAGAGCGGCAAAGATCTGAAAGAAACCGCCTCGGCCGTTTCTGCCTGGGCGGCACGCTGGCACATCCGGCAATTTCAGTTTGTGGGCGGTGCGCCGGTCACGGTTTACCGCGAACTGCGCCGCATGGCAGACAGCGAAACCGCGCACGGCCTAAGCGTTGAGTTTGCGGCCGCGCATGACGCCGCCGACGCAGGAGACTGGGCCGGATACGTTAACGCGCAGGGTGGCCCGTTCGTGCGCCGCGACGAGCTGGCTGTGCGCACATGGTATCAGGCAAGCGAAGACTTTAATGAATACGGTGAGGAAACCGTGCGCATCAAGGGCGTTTACGCAACTGAAGTTGGCGACGACACGCCGATCTTAACCCGCCTGATGCAGTGGAAGATTGTTCCGAAACGTGCCGTTGATTTGGGTTTGAAATTTAAGGACGCGTCCGCGTCCTCTCGGAGTTCTGTCAATAACTGTACGGAGTCAACAGACTCTGAACCTGCTATCGATTTCTCTAAGCCCCCTACTCGCGCCGAGCGTAGAAGGATTCTTAAGCGATTAATAGAAAAGCCAGCGCAGGATCAACCTAAGCCGGACAAATATCACTCTGAACTGAGTCAGTACACAGAACGGGAGGCTTTGAAAAAGAGTTTCTTTGAGATATCCAGGTTAACACTGTCCGATGGTGAAGCTGTACGCATGATGAAAGGCCATAAAATCAAGGTTGGGGAGCTTTCTTACTGGAGCGGTACAAGCGGCTATCTGTTCCATAGACGTCGCAAAAATGCCGCCCCATTAAAGCGCTTCAATGCACTAGCGAGAAAAAGAGGCATACAGTTGCCTGATTAATAAAACGGCAGTCGGACTAATCTGAGCCGCACGATTGTTTACGATTTTAGTTCATCATGATACTGTTTATACATACAGTATAATTTGACTAGAAGGAGTTAATCATTTGATGAACATAGATAATCTAAGTGAAACGGTTGCACGCATTCAGTTCATTGCTGACGTATCGCTGATCGCACATTGCAAAGAAGATGAATTAAAAATGGCACTGTCGATGATCAGCGACATGGCAGAGACAATCGACACAGCTATTTTCGAAGCCGATATTTACTACCAGGCAGAATGATTAATTGCCCCTTCCCTACCATTCACTAGCCACCTTTCAGGTGGCTTTTTGCTTCTGCATCAAAGTGCATATGCTTGCATGAATCAGCATGATCCAAATTGGATCGCTCAACGTGTGTGAAGCCAGTGCTGGCGCGTTAAAAGGTAACACATGCATATGCATGAAAAGCGATGCATAAAGCGGGCAGGCGTGGCGGGGATAGCATTGCGCGCTGGGGGTAAACATGTTTGTGGCTGGCTTGATCGGCACCCCCGTAATCGGTACAAAAATGTAAGGATAAACTTTTGCAGCAAAATTTAAAATGGGGTGCAAAATGTATCTTAGCGTTTCAATAGAGGTATGCTAAGAAGGAAAAGCGGACCTTACTTACATCACAGCACACTAATGAAGGCGGGGGTGATCATCTTTGCCGGATGTTTTATGATAAGTGATGCGATTTTCTACTTCTGCCGCGTGTTTACGATGTGATAACATTTGTATTAGGAATCGTTGATAGTATCTTTATGATTTGAATCAAAAGTAAGTGATAAAAAATTACTTAGCTAATTACTTTATAAAAAGTGGTGATAATGTATGAATATAATAATTGGCTCTCCATATCCTGTGAAGAACGAGACTATTTTTCTATATCCAAATCTAAGGTGGAATGACTTTAGTTATGAAACTACATTTTATCTTTATATCTGCAAGGAGGGATTTGAAGGAAAGGTTGGTGAAGTGAAAATTGGATATCAAGGGCAGCCTAAAAACGCGCACACTCTAAAAAAATTGGATAAACAAATAGATAAGCTACCACAAGGTTTTTTTTCACTAGGGCAAAAGCCTGAGTTTTATATTTCTTTGCGCGATATCCTTGGCGACAGAAAAGAAAGTCTGCTAGAAGCTCTTAATGATGTAGTATATGATGAAAATATATTTCAAGTAGCACAGGCACAAGATGTTTTTAAAGATTCATTAAGTCGTTACGTAAGTATATCTTCAATAATGCAGTTCAAAGATATACTGGAAACAGGGGTGGCTTTAAGGAAGTATGGGTTTAGGTTGAATTTCACAGATGAACAACGGCCAGAGTTTGTAGTTTCACCAGATTCTAAACCACCAACAAATGTTCAGGTTCTTATTGGCAGAAATGGAGTTGGTAAAAGTTTTCTTTTAAGAAAAATAGTTTCAGATATAGATGATCATTATGGCTTGATTACTAAGGTTAATGGGCAGCCAGTATCAGCTTATGATTTTGGTCTTTTGTTATATTTTTCACTGAGTGTTTTTGATAAGCCCTTTAAAGGAGATATATTTAACGAGGTTAAGTTTAGCACTGAGCGAACAAGAAAGAAATATATTGGAATTTATAATCAGCGTACACATCAATTAAAAAATCTCGAAAAAGATTTAGGTTTAGAGTTTGCTAAATCTTTAAGTAGCTGTTTATTTGGTTCAGAAGTTAAGTTAAAAATGTGGGAGGAGGTAGTTTCTTATCTTGAAGCTGATATAGTTTTTAGAGAGCTAAATTTAAAGGGTTTGAGTCAAAATATATCAAGTTTAGATGATGAAGAGCAGGAAGACCAGGAAGACCAGGAAGACCAGGAAGACCAGGAAGAGCAGGAAGACCAGGAAGACCAGGAAGACCAGGAAGACCAGGAAGAAAGAATTGTTATCGATGAGGATTCGCAGATAAGAAAAGAAAAAGAAAAAGTTTTTTTAAAAAAATCGGCAAAATTTTTCAATTCATTAAGTTCAGGCCATGCTGCTGTTCTCTATTACTTGATTCATGTTGTTGAATTAATTGAGGCTAAAACAATATGTATTTTCGATGAACCAGAAAATCATCTACATCCTCCTCTGCTTTCATCTTTTATACGAGCGCTTTCTCATATTCTTTCGGTAAGTAACGGTATGGCAATAATCGCTACACACTCACCTGTTATCTTGCAAGAAGTGCCTAGAACATGCATTTGGAAAGTACATCGGCTTGATAATAATGCGCATGATTTTCAACGTCCTTCTATTGAGACTTTTGGAGAGAGTGTTGGTGAAATCACATCGGAAATATTTAGTTTAGATCTAAGGAAGTCTGGTTTTTATAGCTTATTGGAAAAAGATTCTAAAGAAATAGGTGATGCTAGTGAAGTCATTGAATTATATAATGGTCAAGTCGGACTTGAAGGTCGGGCAATAATTTTTTCTAGCTCAAAAAAGGCATGAGTCATGAAAAGAAAAATTGATTTCGACGAGATATTTCGGAGTTGTGTGGTAGGACGTTATAAGAGGGATATGACTTCTGATGAGATTAAATTAAATAAATTCACTCGGGCATGTCATAAATTAATTAACCTCTATTTTAAGTATGATATTTACTTCAAATATGCTGATAAAACCATTGAGAAAGGTTTCTCAAAAGAAGAGTTGCTAAGGTTATACAATAAAAGGCTTTCTAAAAAAAAGACTACAGCTAGGCATTATTACGACATGCTTCTTAAGTTTTCACCTGCGAATAAATGCCAGTTATGTTACATAGGTCAGTCTGAAAGCTTAGATCATTTTTTACCTAAAGATCTATTTCCATCTCTATCAATATCTTCTAGGAATCTAATTCCAGTCTGCGGGGTTTGTAATCAAACAAAGTCAGACTATATAGCATTGGCTGCGGAAAAACAATTACTGCACCCAAGGTATGGGCAGTTTTCCACTAGGTTTTTATTAGTCGCTAATTTCGATAGTGCTACTAATACAGTTGTTTTTGATATCAATGGTCGCGATTATCCCTCAAGCAGCATTGAATACGAAAGAATTGAATTTCATGTTCAGAAGTTTGGGATTAAAACGGCATTTGAGGCTAAGGCTATGGGTATGTTAAGAGATTTTGTTAGGCTTGCCGTGGCAACTGAAAGTGACATTGAAAATATTATAAATCAGAAGTTAGTAGTTCTAGAGAAAAGGTTTGATGAGTTTAATGCATCAAAATTTACCATTTATCAGTGGCAGTGGTTAACATGCGCGGCTCTACTGAAATCTCCTTATTTTTTGCAGAATGCTAAAGAAATTTTCGGCCCACGCCGAGATATATATTTACCAGATTACGATTTTGACTAAGTCAAAGTAGAGCGTTGATGGGATTGAGATCAGTTGCGCAGGTTATTTCTGATTTTGGCATAAAGCGGACGTGCGCAGGATGCAGTCCGCATTGTTTGACGATTTAACTTCTCATATCAATTGCGGTTAGAGTTCACGTTTCCAAACAGTATTCCTCACTCAGTTGCGGTAATCTCGAGCAAATAAGGCCGGAATGCGATAACCTCTTCCCCCATCCACTCATTAATTTCCTTCAGCCTTTCCTGCAGCGGTGTCAGTTCGTTACGCACAAATACCTGAGACGCTTTCACCGCGTCACCGAATCCGCCGGAGTTATCCGGGATAATCCCCATCATCTGCGGCGGCACGCGGTGCGCGCTTAGCAGGTCGTCGCGGCTGGCCTTCTTGATGTTAAAGAAATCGTCTTTCGTCGCGACTTCACTTAGCGGCAGAATCTTGATGCCGTCCGGCTTACCGTTCGGCGCGTACATAAACAGGTTGCGGAAGTTGCCGATCCCTTTCGTATCGCGCATCGCCTGGCGCATCCGGTCAACGTCGCTGCTGCTCTGCGCCGCATCGGTCATATACAGGATATAACCGGCGTGCGCACCGTTCTGATAATACTTGCGGCGGAACAGCGTCGCCGCCTCATTCAGCCAGGCGGAGTTGAGCGCGCTGAGGTATTCCGGCAGGCCGTAAAGCTCCTGATTGATATCCGGCTCCAGCAGGTGAAACACGCTGCCGGCCGAAAACTCATGCGGCTCTTTCCAGTCATTTACAAACCAGTACACGCCATCCTTCACGCCCCTGCGGGTGAATTTGGCTGGAGTGGTTTCAAGGCGCAGCGGCTTACCCAGACCGTTGCGGCGCAGCTCGGCAAAGGCGTTACCGAAGACCAGATAATCCAGCGCAAACTTGCTGAACTCCTGCTGACTCATCATCGGGTGCGGAATGAACGTTGAAGCCAGAATGTTGCGCTTCACGTAAATCGGTGAGCTGTGATGCACGGCCGAGCGCAGGCTCTTAGCCAGTCCGCTAAAGCTGACCGGCGGCTCAAACCAGCGCCCGTTACCGATGCACTCGGCATAATCCAGAATATCGCGCTTATCCATGACCGGCGTCGGATCGCCAAAGGTAAACGCCTCGGCGTGCTGCTGCGGTGCGGTTGCCTGTACCGGCTGTGCGGTGGCGGTGTGAGCCTTGCGGCCTCTGCGTTTGCTCATCAGTAAAATTCCAGAATTGAGGGATTAGCGCCGCCGCTGGCTGCGGTAAGCGGTTCGTTTAACAGTGCGTGCATGATGGCCCAGGCAACATCTGCATGGCTGGCCTCTTCGCTACGGCTCGCCTCATAGGTTGAGCGGTTGCCGCTGGCCGTCATGGTTTTGCGGATAGCCATGAATGACTGCGTGATATCTGTCGCCCCGGCGTCATACTCAAGCCGTCCGCTGCTGATGATGTCCTTTGCCTTGAGCACCATTGCGGTTTTCACTTCCGGCGAGTATTTGATTTCCAGCGCGGCCGGGTAAAACTGGCGTACCAGCTGGAAAACACCCTGGCCGATGCCGGTGGCATCCACGCCGATATATTCCACGGTATATTTTTTGGTTAAGTCCTCGATAGATTTCGCCTGCGCGGCAAAGTCCATGCCCCGCCACTGGTGACGCTCCAGCACGCGGAACTTACCTCCCGCAACGAGCGGCGGCGCGATTACCGCACAGCCTGCGCTGTCGCCGGTATGCGACGGGTCATAGCCGATCCAGACCGGCCGGTATGCAAATGGGCGCGGCAGGTACGGGTTGAAGTCTTCCCACTCTTCCAGGCTGTCGATCATGCAGCTCTGCAGCTCGGCGAACGGAAACACACTTGCCTCGTCGTCGACAAACTCACACATCAGCAGGTTCTGATATTCCGCCGGGCTGTATTCAAGCTGCAGCTGGTCAATGTCAAACAGGTTGCAGCCGCCGGTCAGCGCATCCTCAACCGTGACAATCTGCCGCCACTGCCCGTCACCGCACAGCGCGCCTTTTGCCAGGTGAGAATGCGACAGGTCTATCTCGATACGATCATCCCTGCTGCGCCGCCCTTTGTTGAACAGCTCGCCTGACCAGAACGGATAGGCGCTGTGCGACAGGGCCGACGGCGTGGAAAAGTAGGTGGTGCGCCACTTCTTGTGCAGCGACATGCCGCTGGCGACCTTGCGCAGCTCCTGAAATTTCGGGATCCAGAAATACTCATCCAGATAGAGGTTGCCGGTGTAGCTCTGCGCGGTGCGGACGTTGGTGCCGAGGAATATCAGGCGCGCGCCGTTCGGCAGCACGATGGGATCGCCTTTCAGGTCAACGTCAGCCTGGCGGGCGAAGTCGATAATGTAGTTTTTGAAGACGTGTGCCTGAGCCTTGCTGGCCGAAAGAAAAATCTGGTTGCGCCCGGTGGTCAGCGCATCGATCAGCGCCTCACGGGCAAAGTAGAACGTGGCACCAATCTGGCGCGACTTCAGGATATTGCGGATGCGGTGAGTCAGCCCGGCGCGGTGCCAGTTGAGCTGATACTCAAAGCAGTTATCCATAAACACGCCGGTCAGCTTGTCTATCTGTTCGTCGCTGAATTCATTTTTAACAACCGGCTGGCGTTCGCCTTTGTTGCGGTTGCGCACGTTCGGGTTTAGGTCGGCCTCGTTGCCGCTGCTGCGGTAGCGCTCAACGCGGGCAAGGCGCTCAATCTGACGGCCGAGCGCGTATATCTCTTTGTAATCACCATTCCCCTTTACCTCTTTCATGATGAGCTGAATCAGCCGGGCTTCCATGCTGGATTCAACGCGACTGATGGGCGCAACGTTGTCCCACGCGTCGCGCAGTTTCCAGCTCTGCACGGTTGGCGTTTTCTGTCCGAGCGTCTCCGCAATCTGGCGCACGGAATAACCCTGCCAGTAAAGCAGCGCGGCCTGACGGCGCGGATCGCTAATGATGGTTGTCGGTGTCATGTTCATACCGGCAAGGCTACCGGTGCTGAAAATGGCGCGCCTGCTGTCCCTGTTTGCTGATGCATCAGCGGGCTGGCATTCGTTGAGGGATTGTGTGGCGACGGGGAAACTGGCCCCGAACCGACCCAACACCTGACCGGAGCCTGATTAATGGCAGCAATCAAAGCAAAGCGTTTTCGTATCGCAGTTGAAGGCGCAACCACCGACGGCCGCGTGATTTCCCGCGACTGGATCTCGCAGATGGCGAAAAACTATGACCCGGCGATGTACGGTGCCCGCGTCAACATGGAGCACATCAAGGGTTATACCCCTGACAGCCCGTTCCGCCGCTACGGTGACGTTACCGCGCTAACCGCCGAAGAAATTACCGACGGGCCGCTCAAGGGCAAGCTGGCGCTTTACGGGGATATCAACCCGACGCCGGAGCTGGTTGAGCTGACTAAGGCGCGTCAGAAAATCTATACCTCCGTTGAAATCAATACGAAGTTTGCCGACACGGGCGAAGCCTACCTGATTGGCATCGCCGTCACCGACGACCCGGCCAGCCTTGGCACGGAAATCCTGAGCTTCAGCGCCACGGCCAAAGCTAATCCGCTGGCATCCCGCAAGCAGGACAAAGACAACCTCTTTACCGCCGCCGAAGAAACCGTGATCGAGTTTGAGGAAGTGACCGAGCCGTCACCTTCACTGCTGGCGCGCATCTCGGCGATGTTTTCTGCCAAAAAGAAAACCGATGGCGAGCAGTTCGCTGACGTCAGCGCGGCGGTAACGGCCGTCGCTGAGCAGGTGCAGCTGAATGCGGAGAGCCAGACGCAGGAGCTGTCGGCACTGGAGCAATCCGTCGCCGCACGCCTTGAGGCTATCGAGCAGCAGGCCGGGGAAGACCGCGCCGCTTTCGCTGCGCTGCAGGGCCAGCTTTCGCAGACCGACGGCAGCTTTACCCGCCGCCCGGCGGCAACCGGCAGCGATCCGAAGTCCGGCGCGCAGACCGACTGCTAATCAGGCGTTGCCTGAACGTTAAAACCCAACACAGAGATAAACAGGAACGCCAATGCGCAAGAATACCCGCTTTAAGTTTAACCAGTTCATGACCCGCCTCGCCGAGCTGAACGGCGTCGAAACCGACGACATGAACAAGAAATTTACCGTTGAGCCGACGGTCACGCAGACCCTGATGAACCGCGTGCAGGAGTCTTCCGACTTCCTGACCCGTATCAACATCGTGCCGGTGTCCGAAATGAAGGGCGAGAAAATCGGGATCGGCGTGTCCGGCTCGATTGCCAGCGTGACCGACACGGCAGGCGGCGACGAGCGCGAAACCGCTGACTTTGCCGCGCTGGATAAGCAAGGTTATGAGTGTGTGCAGGTCAACTACGACTTTCACATCCGCTATAACACGCTCGACCTGTGGGCGCGCTATGAAGATTTTCAGGCCCGTCTGCGTGACGCCATCGTGAAGCGTCAGTCGCTGGACCGCATCATGATCGGCTTCAACGGCGTGATCCGTGCCAAAACCTCAAACCGCGCCAAGAACCCGATGCTGCAGGACGTGGCCGTAGGCTGGCTGCAGAAGTACCGCAACGATGCACCGGCGCGCGTGATGAGCAAAATCACCGACGAAAACGGCACCGTCGTCTCTGAAAAAATCCGCGTCGGTAAAAACGGTGATTACGCCAACCTTGATGCGCTGGTGATGGATGCCACCAACACCCTGATCGAGCCGTGGTATCAGGAAGACCCGGAGCTGGTTGTTATCGTGGGCCGTCAGCTGCTGGCTGATAAATACTTCCCGATCGTCAACCAGTCGCAGGCCAACACCGAGCAGCTGGCCGCTGACGTGATTATCAGTCAGAAACGCATCGGCGGTCTGCCAGCGGTGCGCGTGCCGTACTTCCCAGCCGACGCGATGTTTATCACCCGCACCGATAACCTGTCGATTTACTGGCAGGAAGGCACGCACCGCCGTCTGATTGACGAAGTGCCGAAGCGCGACCGCATCGAGAACTATGAGTCCATCAACGAGGACTACGTGATCGAGGATTACGCGGCCGGTTGCCTGGTTGAAAACATCGAAGTCGGTGAGTTCAGCGCGGCTGCAGAAACCCCGGCAGCAGAAACCCCGGAGGCGTAACGCATGTTAAGCCCTGCCCGACGTCACCGCATGCGCCAGCAGGCTATCGAAGCCTCGCAGAACGCCGACAACCCGCTGCGCCACGCCAGCGGCTATGAGCAGATGCTCATCAAGCTGAACGACGACAAGCGCCGCCTGAAGAAAGTGCACTCTAACGAGCGCAAGGCGGAACTGAAGCGTCAGCTGCTGCCTGAGTACCTGCCGTGGGTGTCAGGCGTGCTGGAGAAAGGCAAAGGCGCACAGGATGCCGTGCTGATGACCGTCATGATCTGGCGGCTCGATGCGGGCGACGTACCCGGCGCGCTGGAGATTGCCCGGTACGCGCTGACGCATGGCCTTGTGTCGCCTGACGGCTTTAAGCGCGCCAGCCTGCCTTATCTGCTGGCCGAGGAAGTCGCCAGCGCGGCAACGCGCGCCTGGACGGCAAAAGCGCCGGTCGATGTAGACCCGCTGCTGGCAACCATTGCGATGACGGAATCCGAAGACATGCCCGATCAGGTGCGCGCCAAGCTGCACAAGATAACCGGATATGTGCTTCGCGATGCGGGCAGGGCTTCGGAGGCGATGACCCACCTTGCAAGGGCGCATCAGCTGCACGACGGCTGCGGCGTCAAAAAAGACATTGAGCGGCTGGGAACGGCGATGAAAAAACAGGCCATTGCCCGCCGCTGACCGAACGCGACCCCGCGCACGGGCGGCAGGACGGCAACGCACTTTCAGTGTCTGCGCCATCCTCCACCGCCCACCTATTTCAAAGGCCGATTATGAATAACACGGTTGTTATCCCCGCCCCGCGACCGGCAGACGCTGCCGAGCCGCCGGTAAAGAATACGTTTTTCTGGCCTGACGTT